GAGATACACATGGCTAATACAACCTTCTCGGGTCCATTAAGATCTGAAAGCACAATAAAAACAATTAGTAAAAATGCAACCACTGGAACTGTTACAGAGATTGTAACTTTTGGTGGGGCACCAGTCAGTTTAAATGATGCTGATCAAACTTTGGATAATGCTACTCATAGTGGTAGAATTTTACTTGTTCCTGACGGAACTCAAGATAATACATACACTTTACCAGCACCAATAGCAGGATCTGTATTTAGATTTGTTTATGCAGGTGGAGCAGCAGATGCAACAGATGCTCTTATAATTACACCTGGCAACACAAACTTTTACATTGGTGGAATCACTCATTTAGATACAAATGCCGATAATGTTACTGTATTTTCAAATGGTAGTTCTAATAGTAGTGTACAATTGAATGTTCCACAAGCATTTGATATTACAATTGTAGGAAAAGACACAACCAACTATCAAATTTTTGGCACCGTCACATCAACAACAGTTCCTGCATTTGCTGATCAATAATAGGAGAGTAATATGGCTGATGCGGTGACTTCACAAACCATTATTGATGGTGCAAAAAATGTTGTGCAAAAATTCACAAACATATCTGATGGAACTGGTGAATCAGCAGTTGTAAAAGTAGATGTAAGTGCTCTTGCTTCAAGTCCAGATGGAGAGACTTGCACTGGTGTAACAATAGAAAAAATTTGGTGGCAATGCATTGGCATGAAAACTAGATTATTTTTTGATGCAACATCAGATGCTTTCATTATAGAACTAGGCGAAAATCAAAGTGGATACCATGACTATAGTGACTTTGGTGGTTTACCAAATAATGCTGGTGGTGGTAAAACTGGTGATATAGTTTTTACAACTGTAGGTCACAGTTCTGGAGATACATATACTGTAACTCTTCAGATGAGAAAGAACTATGACTAGAAAAAGGGATAAACAACCCCCTAAAACTAAAAAGTATTTCCGCCCCACAAAAAAAGGGGCGGGAATGACAAAAGCAGGCGTAGCTCGTTACAGAAGAGAAAATCCTGGTAGTAAACTTAAAACTGCGGTCACTGGTAAAGTCAAACCTGGTAGTAAAGCAGCGAAAAGACGCAAATCTTTCTGTGCTAGAAGTGCAGGTCAAATGAAGAAGTTTCCAAAAGCAGCAAAAGATCCGAATAGCCGTTTAAGACAAGCAAGAAGAAGGTGGAAGTGTTAGATGACAAGTAAAGAATTGTTAAAAATGTTAGAAAAACATGAAGAAGTTTGTAATGCTAGATTTGATGGTATTAATCAAAAACTTAATAAACTAGACAACAGATTATGGATGATAGTATCATTAATTATAGTTGCTAGTGGTTTGGAGCAATTAATATAATGACTATGGGTAGGTCACAAATGTCAAAACAAGTGACCAATCCACCAAGAAAGAAAAAGTGGAGTGCCAAGAGGAAGAGAAAGATCGATTGCAAACGACCTAAAGGATTTTCTGAAAGAGCACATTGTGCCGCTAAAAAAAGGAGAAGTAGTAAAAGGTAGTCCAGTTAAATACTGTGTTTACTGTAAACATAAAAAATGGTCATGTATTTGTAATAAACGAAGGAGAACATAATGCCAAAAGACGCATGTTATCATAAAGTTAAAGCTAGATATAAGGTATTCCCATCAGCTTATGCATCAGGAGCTATAGCTAAATGCAGAAAAGTTGGTGCTGCTAATTATGGCACTGGCGGTAAAAAGAAAAAAACCAAGAAAAAAGCTGAAGGTGGTGTAATTATGTTAAATGCTGGTGGTGCAACCATGCCAAAGAATAATAGAAAACGTGCTTCTAATAAGAAAAATGTTGCACGAGGTTGTGGTGTTGTAATGAGAAGAAAAGAAACGTTTTACGCATAATGGCAGTTAGAAAAACAAAAGCTGGTTTAGCACTTAAGAGATGGTTCAAAGAAGATTGGAAAGATCAAAGAACTGGTAAGAAGTGTGGAAGACAAAAGGGTGAGAAAAGAGGTACACCTTATTGTAGACCAACTAAACGTATTTCTAAGAAAACACCTAAAACAGCATCAGAGATGACAGCGGCTGAAAAACGTAGTAGGATAGCACAGAAGAAGAGATTAGGACAACCAGCGGGCAAGCCTAGAAGAGTTAAAGCATTGAAAAGGAAAAAGAAATGAACAAAAAAAGCGCACTAAATAAAGCCATACAAAATGTAAAAAATAAAACTAACACTAAATCTAAAACTAAAACAAAGGGTAAACTTAACCTTGGTCTTCAAGCTTTTTTAAATAAGAAAAAGAAAATGGCTAAAAATAAAAAGAAAATGGCTTAAAATATGACAACATCCAGTTCAAGAGATTTTAATTTAGATGTAGCAGAAGCTATAGAAGAGGCTTATGAACGTTGTGGTTTAGAGATGAGAACTGGATATGATGCAAAAACTGCACGAAGATCTTTAAATATTATGTTTTCTGAATGGGCAAACAGAGGATTAAATCTTTGGACTGTTGAACAGAAGACTCAAGCTTTGACCTCTAGCACTGCGTCTTACACATTTGATGCAGATCACACAGACTTATTGGAAGTTGTTATAAGAAGAAGTGGCACTGATTTTAGTTTATCAAGAATGTCTAGAGGAGATTATTTAAACTTACCTAACAAAGATCAAAGTGGTAGACCTAGTCAATATTATTTTGACAGAAAAATAACACCCTCAGTAATTTTGTGGCCTACTCCAGATTCTAGTTCTGATAGTTTAATTTATTACTATGTTCGTAGAATTCAAGACGCAGATACTTTACAAAACACAAACGATATTCCTTTTCGTTTTTTACCTTGTTTAGTTGCAGGACTTGCCTATTATATATCAATGAAAAAAGCACCAGATAGAATACAAATTCTAAAAAGTGTTTATGAAGAGGAATTCCAAAGGGCAAGTGACGAGGATGAAGATAGAGTACCACTTAAACTTACACCAGATATTAAATACTTGAGGGTCTAATGGCTAGATTTGCTAGTAATAAAAGAGCATTTGGATATTCAGAACGTTCTGGTTTTCGTTATAAATTAAAAGATATGAGAAAAGAATGGAATGGTTTGACTGTTGGATACGATGAGTATGAACCTAAACATCCACAACTAGATCCCATTCGTGTAGGTCCCGATCCACAAGCTTTAAGAAATCCTAAACCTAGAGTAGAATTTATTAATGAAAAAATAGAGATACCAATTTTTGATTTAAATACTTTAGTGTTTAATGCTACACCAAAGGCTGTTGGTGAAGTTGGAACAGTAACTGTGAGTGTATCATGAGTTTTACATTAACAACATTAACAGATTCTATAAAAGAATGGACAGAGAATGATGAGTCTACATTTGTAGCTGAGATACCTTTTTTCATAAAAAATGCAGAAGAAAGAATATTTAAATCTGTAGACTTAGATTACTTTAGAAAAAATGTTACTGGAACGATGACAAGCGGTAATAAGTTTTTAGAAAAACCATCTGATTATTTAGCAACTCATTCTTTATCTTTTGTAAATTCAAGCAGTGAGAATGTTTTTTTATTACAAAAAGATGTTAATTTTATTCAAGAATACTCACCAAATCCTTCAACAACTGGTATACCTATATATTATGCTCAATTTGATGTTGATACTTTTATTGTAGCTCCGACACCAAATAGTAGCTTTGCTGTTGAATTACATTATTTTTATAGGCCTGCATCATTGACTACTGATGATTCTGGCACAACTTGGATAAGTACAAACGCACCAGATGCTTTGTTGTACGCTTCATTAGTTGAGGCATATACGTTTATGAAAGGGGAAAACGACTTGATCCAACTTTATACATCTAGATATGTAGAATGTCTTGCACGATTGAAAAATTATGCAGAGGGTAGAAATTACTCAGATAGTTATAGAGATGGGTTAGTTAGACAACCAAGATCTTAATGAAATTAAAAAACAAAAGTATAGCGATTATTGCACTCGGCAATAGTTATTCAGAATATATATTAGCTAGAATAAGAAGTGAAAAATTTGATGAAGTTTGGACAATAAACTCAATGTCTGGGGTTATCTATCATGATAAATGTTTTATGATGGACCCACCTTCAAGATTTTTAGATTCGCCTAATGCTGGTAAACAAACAGATATAATGACAGAAAGACTTCTAAGTAAGAGAGATATACCTATTTACTCTTGTTGTTTAGATAAAAGATGTCCAGATGTTGTAGAGTTTCCTTTACAAGAAGTAATACAAAAGACTGGTTATGCTTATTTTAATAATACAGTGTCATACTCTTTAGGTTATGCTATTTCACAAGAGGTTTCTGATATGCATTTGTATGGAATTGACTTTACACATAAAGATGTTGCGTTTGCAGAAGCAGGCAGAGCGTGTTGTGAATTTTGGTTAGCAATAGCTATCTCTAAAAAAATTAAAGTTCATATTGCAAATAGTTCATCGTTACTAGACATGAATGTTCCAGATGATGAAAAACTTTATGGTTATCATAGACTTGATGACCCACTTGTTTCTACAACTACACAAGGTAGCATGTTAATAACAAAAAAATCTAAGTTAGAACCGCCAGAACCACTTGATTCAAAACCTAATTTAATAGGTAGAGTTGATATACCTGGTATAAGTTATGAGGAGAAAAAAAATGCTTGATTTAGGATCAGGGACTGTTGGAAGTGTTAATATTAAAACATCACAAGGGGGTGGATTAACAAATGAGCAGATAGCAGATTTAGCTGTTGATAAGATAGCAGGTATATCAGATCAAGCTCCTCCTCATGTAAGGCAACAAGCAAAACTTTTTAAAGAGCAACTTAAGGGAGTTTTGTATCATTATATATTATTGGCAAGAAGAGAGGAACGTGCTAGTATAATTCAAGTTCTAAGATCAAGCGGTCAAAAAGAAACCGCTGAATATATAAGGAGACTTTAATATGGCTATAGCACAAGCAATGTGTACTGCATTTAAACAAGAGTTATTGCTAGGTACACACAATTTTGCGACAAACGGAAACGCTTTTAAATTAGCGTTATATGCAGAAGGTGGTGGAGGTAAATCTTCAACTACTGCAACATTAGGAGCAGCAACAACTGCTTTTACAACAACTGGTGAAATTGCAAATAGTGGTTCTTATACTTCTGGTGGTGGTACTTTGACTAAAGTTGCACCAACGACCTCTGGAACAACTGCTTTTACAGATTTTGCTGATTTAAGTTTTACAACTGCAACAATTACGGCTATGGGTGCATTAATATATAATGACACTAATAGTGATAAAGCAGTTTGTGTATTAGATTTTACTTCTAATAAAACTTCAACATCTGGCACTTTTACAATCCAGTTTCCAACTGCTGACGCAAGTAATGCGATTATAAGGATAGCCTAAATGTCCTCCCTACAAGGTTGGGGTAGAGGCACATGGGGTCAAGGTCCTTGGAATGAAGAGATTGACGTTGTTGTTACTGGCGTTGTTGGCACAACTGCTTTAGGAACTCCAGATGGTATACCTGGCGTAAATGTTGCTGCTACAGGCGTTTCTGCAACCACTGCCATAAGTCAAACTGGTGCAGGAACAGTAACCTTTACAGTGACTGTAGTTGGTGGAAATCCTTTAAATCATCCATATTACAATCAAGGCTCAAGCAATAAATATGCTATTGGTGGATCGACCGCTACTGCTGATGTTACTTTAACTTTATATGAGGGTAATACTTATAGATTTAATCAAGATGACAGTAGTAATGATGGTCATCCAATTAATCTTTATGAGGATAAAGACAAAAATACAAGATATACTAGTGGTGTAAGTTATAATATAGATGGTTCATCTGTTTCTCAGTCATCTTACGTTGACACCACTACTTTTAATGCAGGCACAACTAGATATGTAGAAATAACTGTTCCAGACGGAGCACCTACATTGCATTATCAATGTTACAACCATGCTCTTATGGGTTATATTGGAAATACTCTTGGCATTCCTAATATTGCTACAACAACTGGAGCATCTGTTACTGGAAATGTTGGCACAACTGCATTAGGATCAGAGTCTGTTGTGGCTAGTGTTGACGTTAGTGTCACCCTAGCTGCTGCACAAGCACAACAATCTAGTGTTGTCACAGTGCCACAATGTGTGGTATCTTTAACTGGAGTAAGTGCTACTGGTGGCACTGGAGAGGAATTAGTATATAGTTTAATAGTTCCAAATCAAACAGCTAACTGGCAAGAGGTCGCATAATGGCAAGTACATTTGTAAATAATTTAAGACTCGAAGAAATGAATACTGGCGAACAGTCAGGAACTTGGGGTACTAAAACTAACACAAACTTAGAACTTATAGGTGAAGCATTAGGTTTTGGCACGGAAGCAATAAGCACCAACGCTAATACTCATGCAACGACAGTGGCAGATGCAACTTCTGATGCAGGAAGAGCAATATATATCTCATACACTGGAGCTTTAGATTCTGATTGCACCATTACTATAGGTCCAGACACCATGAAACGAGTTCATATAATAAAAAATGCAACTACAGATAGTGGTAGTTCTGGCCCATATAATATTCTTATAAAACAAGGATCTGGTGCTGGAGCCGCCGTCACTATACCAAACGGAGACACTAAAATTGTTTCATTAGATGGTGGTGGCAGTGGTGCTATAGTTACAGATGTTTTAGATTCATTAAGTGTAATTGATCTAAAAGTGCAAGATGACCTTACAGTATCAGATGATTTATTATTATCTAGTGATAGTGCTGTAGTCAAGTTTGGTGCAGATGCAGACACTACATTAACACACACAGATGGCACTGGACTCACATTAAATAGCACAAACAAATTGACTTTTGGTGATGCTGCTAGTTTTGTGCAACAATCAAGTGATGGCACACTAAGAATAGATGGTGAAGCAATAATTGATTTAAATGCCAGTACGAGAGTTGATGTATCTGGTGATTTGCAAGTTGGCGATGATTTAAGTTTAGCATCTGACAGTGCAGTTTTAAATTTTGGTGCAGATAGTGATGTAAATCTAACTCATGTTGCAGATACTGCCTTACTTTTAAATGACGCTATTAAGCTGACCTTCAGAGATAGTGCTTTGTCTGTAAGTTCAAGCACAGATGGACAATTAGATGTAGATGCAGATACAGAAGTAGAAATAACTGCACCAACAATAGACTTGACTGCATCAACCAAGGTTACAGTTAGTAATGATGTTGAGGTTACTGGTAGATCGGTAGGAGTTACAGTTACGGCAGAAAACGATGGCTCTTTTGACTTAGCAGTAGGTAATGATTTTACTTGCACTACTAGTGGTAACACAGAGATTACATTTAGTAATGCTGCTGCTGGACAATCTGGCAACATTAAATTTGTAAATGCAAGTAATCATACGATTACCGCAAATGCACTTGTAGCCATAAATGCAGATGTGCTTACTACATTATCCACAAGTGGTACATATCATTTAGCTTATTATGTAACAGCAGCCAGTGGTAATGACACTATTCTGGTATCAGCATCGGCAGCACTAACGTAGGAACTTAATATGAGCTTAGTAAAAGCAAATGGTGCAGGAGATCAAGACACTGGATTTTACAATGGCGTTGCCACACAGTCATTAAGGTTTGATGATGATTCAAATAGTTATTTGAGCAAGACACTTAGTGGCTCATCTGGTAATCAGAAAACTTGGACATATAGTTTTTGGTTTAAGCATGGCTCAAGAACTTCTTTATTTGATTTTTTAACAGCTAATAGTAGTGGTGATAAGTTTTTTGAATTTACAATGACTTCTGCACAAAAATTAACTTTTTATTATCACGATTCAACATTACTTGTTACCTCTATGCAACTAAGAGATAGGTCAGCTTGGTATCATATAGCAGTAGTACATGACACTACACAAGATGATGCAGGAGATAGGTTAAAAATTTACGTCAATGGTGTCAAGGTTACAGATTATGATACAAATATTTTAAATAATACTAACTTACCAGAAGATTTTGATGGTGGTGTAAATGAAACTGGTGTTGAACATTTAATTGGAAGAAACCAAGTAGGTAACAATGATTTAGATGGTTACCTATCAGATGTATATTTACTTGATGGAACTGCTGTTGGTGACACTAGTGGTGTTTTAAATGAATTTATTGAAATAAAAAATGGAATTTGCATACCAAAAAAATATAGTGGTTCATACGGAACTCATGGTTTTCATTTTGAATTTAAACAAACTGGAACTGGAACTGCATCATCATCAACAATAGGTGCAGATACAAGTGGACAAACAAATCATTACACTTCTAATGGTTTAGATGCTCATGATTCAAATATGCCTGATAGTCCTGAGAATAATTTTGCGACACTAAATAGTTTGATAAAACCACATGACCCATTAGCTTATGAGGAAGGAAATTTATTAATTTCAAGAGGAACTGAATCAAGTGCATACAGTTTTGCAATGAGTAATATGGCAGTAAAAACTGGTAAATGGTATGCTGAGTGGAGACCTCAAGGAACAATACAAATTCATAATCATATGGTTGGTGTTTGTGTTGTTAATGTTGAAGACCAATCAAGTGGTGACCCCTATCTAAAAGACGGTCAAGTCAATTATGTTGCTGACGGTGCAGGGCATGTTGATTCAACTGGTAATGCTGGGACTTCTTTTTCAGGAAATAATTCATATGCTTCAGGGGATATTGTGGGTGTAGCTCTTGATTTAGATAGTGGTACAAAAACAGTTAAATTTTATAAAAACAACACTTTAGTAAATACAACAAATCTAAGTTCACATTTTGATGACGAACATATAGGATTTATGACTATTTTTTATCGTACAAATGGTGGCATGTGGAATTATGGTCAAGACAGTTCTTTTGCAGGTAATTCAACTGCACAAGGCAACACAGATGCAAATGGTATAGGTGACTTCTATTATGCACCACCATCAGGACACCTAGCATTATGTTCTTCTAACCTACCTGAACCAACCATAAGTCCTAATCAATCGACACAAGCCGTAGATCATTTTGGAACTCTAACTTATTCAAGTGATGGAAATGCTGTTAATATAGTATCAGGAGGAAATGATAATAATGGCAATGCCATTGGTGGCGAAATAGATTTCTCACCAGATTGGGTCTGGATTAAAAGAAGAAATAATGCAAATAACCATCAATTATTTGACACAAATAGAGGACAAAAAGTTTTACAATCGAATGAAACTGATGATGAATCAGATTATGCATCATTTTTTGAATTTTTAAGTAGTTCTAATGGATTTCGTTTACCAGCGACATCTGCAAACATGAACGCAAATGGTGGCACATACGTTGCTTGGAACTGGAAAGCAAATGGTGGCACAACCTCAAGTGATTCAAATGGTTCTATTACAAGTACAGTACAAGCAAACACAACAGCAGGGTTTAGCATTGTTACTTATACATCAAATGGTGGTGACCATACTGTAGGTCATGGATTAGGTGTTGCCCCAAAAATGTTTTGGTTAAAAGATAGAGATGATACTGGTTCTTGGTATGTTTATAATGAAAATAATGGTGCAAACAAATATCAAAAATTAGATGACAGTATACAAGCAATAACACAAACTTCTGTTTGGCAAAACACAGCACCTACATCAACAGTATTTTCTGTTGGTGGAAGTGTTTTAGGATTGGCAAATAATACAAAATGTTTGGCTTATTGTTTCGCAGAGACAGAAGGCTATTCAAAAATTGGCAGTTATGAAGGTAATGGTGATGCAGATGGTACGTTTGTCTTTACTGGATTTAGACCTGCTTGGATTTTATATAAAAATGCAGATTCTTCGGGTGATTGGGAATTAGTAGACACAGTAAGAAATCCAAATAATGATGGTAGTTTGGTAAAACTAGAGCCAAATAATACTGGACAAGACTCAGCTAGAGTTATGGATATTTTAAGTAATGGTTTTAAGTTTCGCACTAGTTCAAATAGTAATACTGCACATACATACATTTATATGGCATTTGCCGAAGCACCTTTTAAATATGCTAATGCAAGATAGGAGAAAATAATGGCTTATAAATATAAAGATAGATACCTTAAAGTTGGTAAGGCATGGACTGATGATGAAAATTTTAAGCACCCATATAACTGGGCATCTAGTTGGTCTGCTGATGATTTAAAAAAATGGGGTGTAACTGTAGAAAAAGATGTTGATACAAGTTATGACGATAGGTTTTACTGGGCAAAAGGTATTGAAAGAAAACTAGCAGATGAGAATGTAGTTGATGATGATGGCAAGGCAGTGATTGACCCTACTACTGGTAAACAAATGATTCAACGAGGTTTAAAATATCAATGGATAGAAAGAACTAAATCAACTGCAAATGGTTTACTTACTGTTTCTGATTGGTATGTTACAAGAAAATCTGAAACTGATACTGCTATCCCAAGTGACATATCCAAGTATAGAACAGATGTAAGAACTGCAACAAAAACAATAGAAGATAAAATAAATGCTTGTACTAAGTTGGCTGATTTTATGAAATTATTTGATACTCCAGTTGATAAAGATGGTAACCCAACTGGCAATGCACCAATTTATGATTTCCCAGAGGAGGTTTAATTGGCAAAACCAACAATACAAAGCATAAATTTAAAATTAGAAAAACATATAGCTGTTAGTGATGAAAGATTTATTGAATTGCTTAGTAGAGTTAAAAGGCTTGAGCATATAATGATAGGTACATCTGGCACAGCAATAGTCATGCTCATAGGTTTATTAGTGAGGTAAATTTGGTAGTTGCAGAAATTCTAACTGGTATTGCTCTAGTACAAAAATCAGTAGAGTTTATAAAGAGCAACATAGCCACAGCAAAAGACATTAAAGACATAGCCAAGCAAATTGATGGGTTCTTTGAAGGCGAAGAACACATGAATAAGAAGCAAGGCAAGGGCATGGGGATTGCTCAACAGTTTGGCATAGAATCAACAGCATCAGATTTTATTGATAGAAAGCTTTTAGAAGAACAGCGATATGAATTGAAGTTGCTGATAAATGATAGGTTTGGTTATGGCACTTGGGAGCAGATACTAGCTGAAAGAGCAGATAAAATAAAACAAGCAAAAGAAGCACAAAAACAAGCCAGAATAAAAGCAAAACAACAACAACAAGAAATCATGGATATTCTCAAATGGGGTTGCATAGTATTTTTTGGTATAGGTGTTTTTATATTGCTGTTAGTTCTAGGTTTAAAGGCTTTTGCAGATGGTAAAATGTATAATGCACCCAAAGATTACACTTATAAACAAAAGGTTTGGCAAGGCAAAATAATTGAAAAAAAATATACAACTTGTAGATTAAAGAAAAGGCTAACATCAAAATTTACTAAAAAAAAAGCTTGTATATATGAGGGCAACAACAGAACTTATACTATGATGATTGAAACTTGGTGTCCAACTAAATACAAATGTGAAATAACAAAACTTAGTTCTGAAATGCCTAATATTGACAGTGTGATGGAAAGTTTGAGGAGTATCAAAGATTGATTACTGCATTTATGTTATATTGTGCCATGCAACCAGAAAAAATAA